GGGGCGAGGGCGAGGGCGCGGGCGCGGGGGGCGCGGGCGAGGGCCAAACCTGATTGTGCCGGCCCGCGTCTTTCGCCAGCGCGCGCCGAGCTAGGGGGCGGATCTACCTCCCCGCCGCCCTAGCGTTTTTGTCGCAGTAAAGGAGTGCTGTGATGCCAGACTGCGGAGATAATAGTTGTCTGTACGCCAAAAACAAGGGCGGAATGAGAACCAATGGCGGGTGTCGCTGTGACGACTGTCCACAATGCGGCGCGGCAATCCGACCAAGATTGCCGCAGAACCATCACCCGTGGTGTCCGCACCAAGACTGGGTTCCCGAGCATCATAGGAAGGTGGACTATGCCACTAAGTGACAAGCAACTCGCAATCAGGAAGCTCGGTATCACGGCCTCAGAGGCCCCCGCCGTGGTCGGATTGAATCCATATGTGAAACCGATCGATGTGTTCGCGCAAAAACTTGGCCTCGTCGATCCGTTCGAGGGCAACAAGGCCTCGCGGTGGGGTGATCTACTCGAAGAGCCGATCGCACAGTACTACGCCCATCAACATGCGGCAGAGAAGATCGTGGTGCGCCATCCGCGGACCATTCCGGGCAGCATTGACGGCACCCTCGTGCGGAATGTGTCTCCGCGCTTTCAGTTGATCGCCACGCCCGATCGGCTCGTCTATCATAAGCGTCTTCCTAGACCCTTTCGCAATCTCCAGATCAAAACGGCGGGACTGCGGCAAGAAGATAACTGGGGCGAACCAGGTACGGATCAGATTCCCGAGCACTATCTGATCCAGGTGGCCGCAGAAATGGCCGTAGTAGATGTGTCTGAGACGGATCTTGTAGTGCTGATCGGTGGGCAAGACGATCGCGAATACCGAGTGCCTAGAGATCTTGAGCTCGAAGGGCAAATCCTGGAGATCTGCGAACGGTTTTGGGTCGATCACATCATGACCGGAATCCCGCCGCCGGTCGACGGGTCGGAGCAATATGCCGATTATCTGAAGCGGCGCTTCCCGCGCGATGTGCGGCCGATGTTGCCAGCAACGGAAGAGGCAGAGTATGCGGCCGAGCTGCTGCGCAACGCCAAGGTCAGGCTTGCCGAGGCGGAACAATCCAAGGCGCTGCACGAAAACGCCCTCAAGGCCCTGATCGCCGACGCGGGCGGAATCGAGGGGATCTGCACGTGGCGACAGAACAAGGACAGCATCAAGGTCTCCTGGGAAGCTGTCGCAAAGCACTTGCTCGACGAACGTTCCGGAAGCGATCGACAGGAAATCATCGAGAGGTACACCACCACAACGCCCGGAGCGAGACCCTTCAAGTTCGTCACCCAAAAGGAGAAGTGAACCATGTCAGAGACGCAGATCGTTGCAAAGAAGCCCACCGCAATCGCAACCCTTCGCGACCTACTCGAAAAGTCGAAATCGAAGTTCCAGGACGTGATCCCAAAGCATCTGAGCGCCGACCGCCTCGTGAGGGTCGCGATCGTCGCCTGCTCACGGACACCCAAGCTGCTGCTTTGCACCCCGGTTTCCGTACTCAACTCCGTCATGCAAGCAGCGCAACTTGGCCTCGAACCGGGCGGGCCTCTCGGCGACGCCTATCTCGTCCCCTACAAGGACACGTGCCAACTGATCGTAGGATATCGAGGGCTGATCTCTCTCGCCCGCAGGTCCGGAAAGATCGAGAGCTTGGAAGCTCACGTCGTGCATTCGAAGGATCGTTTCGTCTGCCGCTATGGACTCGCCCCGGTTTTGGAACATGAACCGGATTGGTCTGAGAATCCAGGCCCGCCAGTCGCCGTCTACGCCGTGGCGAAGCTGAAGGACGGCGGCACTCAATCGGAGGTCATGACCAAGGCGCAGATCGATGCCATCCGTTCGCGCTCGCGTGCTTCCGGCGAGGGTCCGTGGGTATCCGATTATGACGAGATGGCCCGAAAGACCGTGGTGCGCCGCCTCTGCAAGTATCTGCCGCTTTCCGTAGAGGTCGCAGATGCACTCGACGAAGACGCTCGCGCCGAGTTCGGGCCGTCAACACCTGTCATCGAGATCCCAACAGACGACGTGCCCGCAATCGCGACCACAACCTCACAGGTCAAGGCGAAGCTCGCCGCGAAAGACAAGCTCGGATCCGCCAAGGAGAACGCCGCCGACGCAACCGCTCACAACGCCCGGGTGGCACAGATCAGAGCAGAGGCGAAGGCGAATCATGGAGACGACTTCATCGATGCCTGGGCAGATGCCTGCGCCAATTGCGCCGACGGCAAGCCTTCGACACAGTGGGGTGACCGAGAGATCCTCGCCGTGACGGAGTACCTGAGCACATGGCGACGAGTCCCTGTAGAGGACAATTCCGGCCCACCGGACGATGACGAGCCGGGACGTGAACCCGGCGAGGAGGGGTGACCATGAGTGACGAAACCAAGCCGCAAGAATGGAAACATCATCGCGAGATCGTCTATTGGGATTGTGATGATGACGCCGAAACCCTGAACTGCGAGACGATCGACGAAGCGATAGAAGAGCACTTCGGCGGTCTGCCGCCTCCCAAGGATGATCTAAACGTACTCTTGAAGGTCCACGGGTGGGCGCGAACGATTGTCACCCCCGCATCTTTCCCCGCTCCGTTAGACCTGATGATGGAGTGTTTATTCGAAAATGACGAGAGCTGTCTATTTGGAGAGTGCGACGACATAGAAGAGAAGATCACTCCCGCCATGAAAGAGGCGGAGAAGGTCTTCCTCGAAGTGGTCGCGCGGGAGTTCCGGTCTTGGGCGTGTGAAGTGGTCGAGACGCGGGCCGTGAATGTCCGGAAATGGATCGCAGCACACAAACCGGAGTGGGCCACAGCGAGCGAGACATGATCGATCCCGAGGTCCGGAAGAAACAGCGTAATACCGTGCGGTGGAGAATGCGGAGAGAGAAGCTCGCGCGGTATCTGGGGGTAGGGCAGGGACACCCGAAGCGACACGTTACCGAGGTCGAGCGGGGTGAGGTGAACACCTGTGAACTCGCATGGCAAGCGCCCGAGCAGGGAAGGAGGATCGTATGAGCGAGCGGATCTCCGAGGCTTTCGTGGCGATCATCGACTGGGCTACCGCACTCGGAGCCAGCGGGGATCATCCTATCAGAGATCGATCACGCGGAAGATCGACTGATCCTGGCATTGGAGCGCGCAACGGCCGATCTTCGAATCCAGCAATTCTCGGATGAGTTATGACTACCAGATTGAAGCCGTGCCCGTTTTGCGGGGGGGATGGTGCCGAGATAAACGATTTTCGGAGGCGCGGGCGCGGATACGCAATCGAATGCCTAGATTGCCATGCCGTTACGAAACCGTGCCGAGAATCTGGAGACGCCATTTCCGCGTGGAATGACCGCGCCGGAGAGGAACAAGCCGAAGAGTCAGCGCGACAACGAAAGGGGCCGGCTCTTCCATTCATGGCCGATAAATGACGGCTCCCTGCCCGGCGACACCCATACCAGGGCCGGCTGAGACGATAGCCGCGAGCTCGACATGTTGCCAGAGGAACGGCGGAGAGATGATCATTGCCGAGCCGAGCGGGCCCGACGTGCCGTAGCCGATGCCTAGGCCCACGCCGATGCCTGGGGTTCGCGTCAGCGGGGGAAGCTCGGCCGCCAGACTGGACACGGGTGCGCTCGCCATCCCCGCGAGGATGCGTGTCTCAGGGCCTGGAGTGATCCGCCACGCCTCGCCATGGACCACGGCCACCTGATTACCCTCGCGCGTCTCAAGATCCACCGCATCGATCCTGAGTTGACCCGTGTCCCCCCACGCGAACAGGCACTGCGGACAGGGCTCGCCTGGCATTGAGGGCGGGCGTGGTACTCCCTCCGCGGGAGCGGGCGCCGTGACGATGCGCTCGACACGGACGATCCGGACCTCGGGCGCTACCTTCTTGAGTCGGTTGATCTCGGCCTGAAGCTCGGGGATCTCGGCCGCCTTGGACGCGAGCTCCTTCTGCGTCGCATCCATTGCCACGAGGAACCCGACCTCGCGCAGGTGCGCATCCTGCTGGAACCTGGCCAGAGCAGCCTTAGCCGTGCTCTCCCCGTTGCATGCGCGAGCGCCCAAGAGCAGCGCGAAGAACAGGGCCACGATCAGCAGTGCCCACCATGCCACGCGCGCGAATGCCCCCGCGCTCTCGAATCGCTCTTTCCAGCTCATCATCATAACCTCATTCCTTGTACACGTAGTCGAGCCGCCGTGTTTCTCCGTCGATCCAGTCATCGAGATCTCGCGCTATCCGAGAGAGTGCCTCATCGCCATCCATGATTGTAACGGCGATCTCCAGGCATGAGAGCGCAACCCTCGCCTGTAGGAGTGCCAGCCACCGGCTTTGCTTTCCCTCGCTCACGTGAGAGGGGGTCCCTTTGCGACCTCGATCGCGGCGTCGCGCTCGTAGCCGCTCTTGAAGGCGCTCATGAGCGTGGTGAAGATTGTACCGAGTGCCGCGAGTGCAGCGCCGACCATTGCCGCGAGCTGTGTGGCCTTGGCATCGCTGATCGCTTTGAGTGCGTCGAACGAAACGAGAGTCAGAATGAGCACGGCCGACACTGCAATGAGGAACAGGAAGATCTTTCGAAATCCGTAGATCGCTGCTTTCATGGCTTGCCCTCCTCGAATAGAGCGTAGGGTACGACTGCCGTTTTCCAACTCGCTCCGAACAAGCGTTGCGCTTCCGACCTGGCCAGCGCATAGAAACTCTTCCATTGCTCGGGTGGGAGCGTTTGGCATCCTTCACTTCCGGTCGTCCAGTATCCGCCGCAATGGATGTTGATCCCGAACATCCCGCTCTTGACCGCAGGTTGCCCGTCCCGCGTGATCGCCACGGGCCCGGCCCTCTGACAGATGGCCTCGTAACTCTTCACTCGCCCGTGGTGTAGGTCGAAGCGATAGCACGGCCAGAAGCCGGGGGCGAGTGTGGCCATTCCGGGTCGACCGCGTGACGGATCGCAGTTGGCGTTGAAGGCGGCCGTCACATTCGACGTGTGCAAAAAGATCGCGTCATCGTAGATCCCTCGATCGTTCTGGGACGGATCGCCCATCGACCTCATGTAGTAGCCGCGAATTCCCACAATCACTAGAGGGTAGTCCTTCCACTGCGGATACACCTTATCGAGTCGCGCTTCGAGGTCCGCCGTAGATAATCGCGGTCTGCTTGCTGGCATGATTGTCATGCAGCCCCCTTTGTCGGATCTTCGAGGCGAGTCACGCGGGCCTCAACCTGATCGAATCGATCGTTCTGCCGCCGAACGTTGTTCATCAAGGTCCGGAAGATCCTCTCGTTGCCCTCGCTCGTAGCGCGCGCGTGCTCCGCGACTTCCTTTGCCTCGTGAATGGAAACCATGCTCTGATTAGCTATGCGTGTATTCTCCGTAGTAGCCTCTTGCAGGCGCTCGACCATGATTCTAGTACGCTCGATCAGATCGTGAAGCTCGGGGGTCGTCAAGGTGTATCCCCTTTGTCGCCATCTTTGCGGTGGGCATGATCGTGGGCCAGCTCGAAAAGCCGGACCAGATCGACATGCACGGACCCGATCCAGTCATCCACCCTTTGGTGTGCGCGCCCCACCGCGCTCATATGGTGCTCGTCTGCTTTCACCAGATCGTCGATCTTCGTTTGCATGGCCTGGAGATCTCCCCGCGAGCCGAACACGATCCGACAGACCGTGAAGGACAGAACGACCGCGATCAGAATGACCGGTACGTGTTCGCCTTGGGAGAGTAGCCAGGTCATGGATTGAGCACCCTTTCCGCTCACAATGCCGAATCCGGGCAGGTCGTGGTGTTACCAAACGAGGGCGCGCTCGTGGCGAACGTCCCCGTGATGTTCTGCCAGGCATAGATGGTCCCCGTGGGCGTGTACGTACAGAAGCACATTTTCGTAGGCACCGTCGTAGCCCCCGCGACGGTGACCACCGTGCCCTCAACGTTGGGCGCCGATCCGCACGTGCCGAGCGCAGAAGGCGTGAGCGTGATCGGCGCAGCGAACGTCTTCGCGCCTGCGAAGGTCTGAGCACTCGCCGTCACTACTCCCGGATAAGTCGCATCCGCGGGCTGCGCGTTCCAGACCTGCCCGGTGAGGGTGGCCCCGTTCGCATTCGGCGTTGAACCTACCGCGCCGAGCGTCACGTCACCCGTGTTCGTGCCGGAGAGTGGATAGTTCGTCGTTCCGCCGTACTTCGTCGCGGTTCCATGTGGCGGCACAATCAGCGGGGTCCCCGCCGCAATCGCCGCGTGAGTCGTGGCCTGCGCACCAACCAGGACTTCGCTCGTTGTACCTGCGATCGTATTACCTGCAGCTGAATACAGATAGCTATCACCCTGCACACTGATCCCCGCACCCGTGTTGCCGCTCCCTGTTAGAGTCCCAATATACGCCACCGATCGTGAATCCAAAAATAGACCAGGCCCAGTGTTCGAAGAAATAACCAAGTCTGCAATATTGGAAGCGAATGCCCTAGCCATCTGGATAGCGCCACCCGTTGCACCTACGATCTGTCCCAGTGGGCCATATGAACCACTAGACATGGACACACTAGACGTAGTTCCAATAGAGATAGGCGTGCCACCCTTCTGCGAATAGTATAGTAAACTGACGGCCCCCCCCGCTTGTGTGCGAATGGTTCCGTTTCTAATTACGAACTGCCCGTAAATGAATACCCATTGACTACTTAGTATCCCGGTAATGCTACCCGACGTAGCTGCGGACATGTACAGCCCGGCCCCATACGTTTGTTGACTGCCCATAATGTCTGGAGTCGTCAAACCCACAGCATATGCCGTCTCTAGCTGCGCACCATTAGACAACTCAATGCCAGTATTGGCGGCCGCATCATGACGGATTATCTTCATCTGCGTCTTCACGCCTTCGATCCGCATCCGCCCCGAGGTACTTGACGCTGAAAACCTTAACTGATTGAAAATGACCGATGCCGTAGTGTGAGTGCTGATACCTGAGGCCCCGCCTTGAGCCGTAACCATCAGGGTGTTACTGAACGCGATTATGGAAGAAGGCCGCTCGATGACAAACTTGTCTCCAACCGCAGGCTTCACCGTAGTACTTGTCCCCCCCACGTTGAAGTCAAATTGTCCCCCAGTGGAATTCCCGCGGATGATCCGAGTCATGCCAACGCATGCGGCCCCCGCGGCGCAAGTCGTCATGCGAAGGAAGTAACCCTCGTACTGATCGAGCGTCGGACTCAACGTGTCATCAGTGACCGAAACGACGTAGCCCGATCCGTATAGACCGATCCCGCCGGCCGTGATCGTGCGCTCGCCGAGCCCTGAATCTTCCATCGCCCCCTGAATGACGAGCGGTTCTCCTTGCCCGACTGGAGTCCCTACGCGGAGATTGTAGGCCCCACTGATCGTGTAGGTGCCGGCGGCAAGCTCGATGCGCGCCTTCTGAGCCCATTGGCTAGGCATCTTCGCCAGGGCCGCCTGAAGCGTGAGGCACGGCGTCAAAGCGCTCGTGCAGTTATTCGCGTCTGACCCGGCCGGGTCGGCGTAGAAAATGAAATCTTGCGCCGGAGGGAACACCGAACCGATGACCGGCCCCGTGAACGTGCCGCCGGTAGCCGGAACCCCTGGGGTCGTGCTGACAGGTCGGGATACGACCTGTCCCAGAACCAACGAGGGGAGGAGGGCGAGGAAGAGTAGGAATTTCATATGGTTACCTCTCGGGTCGCGTCTGACCCGTGAAAGGGTGAGCATTCTTGCGCTCCGCCCCGACCCGTGAGACGATGAATGGGTAGGGGATAGCCGGATCCGGCGACAAGGCGGCTTCCCACCCTCCTTCCCCTGCACATACCACGTGGGAGCGCTCGGGAGGCGCCATCATGAGAATCTTCGCCATCATCGTTTCCGTCCTCGCTGCAATGTTGTACGTTCTTGGTCCTTGGATCACGCTGTTCCTCGTCTTGGTCCCGTTCTTCTTCGCCAAGAGCTTCCTGCGATGGCTGAGCATGGCCCTGATCGTTGTCGGGCTGGGAGCGTGCGGGGAACCGGATCCCCCAAGTGCCATGCTTAGGGATCTTCAGTGGACCGATCTTGGTATTGGTATTGCCATCGAGCAGAGTAGCGCCCAATGGGCGTACGATCCCGATCTGTTTGAGCACGTAGATCGTATGGCCATGGCCGTGGCGGACTATTCGGGACGTGAAGTTGCGACCCTGAAGGGATGGATCATAGTGTTGCGTGCCGAAGATACAGTGGATTGTGGCAACATAGGCTTCCATACCGGATGTTGTTGGTACCACTCCCATTGGATAGATATGAGTACAACACAACCACCATGGGCAACAACGGTGGAAGCGAGCATGCTTGGTCATGAATTGCTGCACGCTCTCATAGACGACAGTAACCATTCCGACCCTTTGTGGCGTCATGTGTCGGACACCATCGCTCCGTTGGTGCCTGAAGGTGCCAAATTCTATCCCCCAAACCTCAACTATCCGTAACACCGCGAAGATCGACAGCAACATTCCGTAAGACCACCATTTCAGGCCTTCTACCCACGACAGTGATCGATCATTCCGCAAGGAATGTCACTCCGTCGAAGATGTAGTAGAACGTATCCGTAGGAGCGCCGAGGCCGGCGCTTCTCCTAACACTAACACTTCCGCTTGCATCAATCTGGCATGCAATAGGCCTATCTCCTGGAGTGTAATATGAATCCACGCCCTCTATCATCGAGACAAGTCGGCTAGAGGCTGGCCGGAAACCTGTCGGAAGCGTGAATAAGACCGAAGACGCGCCAGTAGCATATCGAGCGATACCCATTAAATGGATTATGTTATTGGCATCCTTCCAATATCCTACGGCCAAACCACCCGTGCCGTTTGTCCAGCCAGCCGCAATAGAAGGTCTAACTATTGTCGGTGCAGCGAACGAATCCCCGTACCGCATCACATCTCCAGCGGCCGAGGGAGCGCTTAGGTTGGCGATATTGCCCGAGCCCGCATCGAGCCCGACAAAGAACCCCTTTCCGACGTTCGAGACGTACGCTTTCTCGACCCCGCCAACCCGCACAGAAAGTGCCTTTGCCGCTGCATTGGCTAGAGCGTTCACATTGTCCAGGATGATGGCGACCGCAGTTGCTCCGTCCGCGACGTTTCCTTTCAGGGTGGCACCAAGGGCCTCGAGCGTCGAAAAGAGGGCCGTTGCAGACGTGATGTTGCCACCCGCTGCAACCCCACCGTCCTTGTCGACGTAGAACTTCTCGACCGCATTGTTCAAGAGCGAGACGAGCTTCGCCCCAGTAGTGGTGAGTGCGTTTGCGGTGTCGAGCGTGAGGCCGACGGCGGACGCTCCGTCCGCGACGCGGGCCACGAACTTGATCAGCGCCGTCGTGAGGGTGATCAGATCGACCCCGGCCAAGCTGAACCGAACGTCATTGGTTCCGGCCCGATAGAGCCCCGTCGTCGGCGCCGCGGAAAACGTGATCGCCGGATCCCCTACCGTGCCGTCTGCGAATTCCATCGGCACGAGCATGCCGCCCTTGCCCGAACGCGAGAGAGAGTCCGTGAGCTCGGCCGCGATGTCGTTGAGGGTGTCGTTTGCCCAGTCGGGCTCGATCGTCGTGTCTTCGACGACGGGGTTCCCCGCTGCGAGGGTGAACGTACCATTCGAGTTTCGCGCCATGATTACCGCCCTTCTTTGCGTCGGAGTGATTCGATAGTTGCAGCCGCTTGGGTGGCCGTGTCCTCTTGGTCTCCGCTTCGAAGCGCTGCGATCAGGCCTTGAATGGAGCCCGGCTTGACCGGCATGTCGCGCATTGGTGTGCGGTTTTGCGCGCCGCCGCCGCCACCTAGCATCGCCGAACGGATGCTCTGGGTGTTCAAAAGTCGGGTGCCTATTCCACCGGGGGCGTACTTCATTCCCGGGATCTGATCCATGAGCGCGCCCGCATAGCCCGTCTTTGGAACTCGGGTCGCGAAGACTTCCTGCCCACCTTGTGCAAGCGTGCGCAGATCGCCGCCCGCGCCGCGCGCAAAGGCCGGCTTCCCGGCTGCTCCTTTGATCTCCGCTCCGAGCTGGTAAGGGGTGAACTCGCCTTCGAGACCCGCTCGAGCCGCCGCGTCCTGAACCGTCTTGAACTGGGCATACTGGCGATCGGTCGCCTTCAGTGCCGCTTGCGCTTCTGGACGGAGCTGGGAATTCAGAGCATCGGTGATCGCTTCCTCGCCGTTCTCGAGCAACCGAGCGATCTTGTGATCGCCGGCGAGTCGGTTCGACTGCGCTTCGGCCCGGATGTTCGAGCGCATCGTCAGAAGATCCCCGGCCGTCACGGGCTTGATCATTCCCGGCCGTTGCTTCCCGCCCGGAAGAATGCTGAGCTCGTTGTCAAGGAAGCTCTTGGCGATCTTCCGCTCGGCCGCTGTAGCCGTCACGGCCTGATCCATGATCGCCTGATCGAACGCCCCAGGCGCGCCCTTCGATCCCTGTAAAGGTATTCCCTTGCCTTCGGCATGAATGGCAGGTAGCACGGGCTCGGCCTTGATGATTGCATAGGCCGGCTCGAACCCCTCGTTCAAGGCCGCCAGGCGTTCTTGCATCGTTCCCGGCGGCAGGTCCTTCATGCCGGGCGGGAGAGCCTTTTTCAGCACCGCCTCGCGCCAACTGGAGGTCGCAGCGGCCCTCTCTGGCGCCATGCCGCCCAACCTATTTGCCGCCGCCTCTTCAATGTGGCCGATCGCCGAAGTCGGGGCTTGCTGGCCCAGAGTCATCCCCTCCACGCCCAACCGTCGGAGCGCGGCCGCCGCCGGGCTCGGAGTCACCTGGGGCACGCGCTTCAGCACCGCCGCCTTCAGCGCCGCTCCGGCTTGCGGCAGGGCTCGCCCTGCCAACGGAAGCGCGGCGCCGATCATGTTGACCGGGGAAGCTCCTGCCCTGAGTGCCGCGCCGGACGGGTCCTGATCGGCCTGCTCTCCCGCCGCGCTTGCCGCGTTGAACAACGAGGCGTCGAGCGTCCCGGCCGCCATGCGGGTTGCGAGCGGCGCCGCCGCGCCAAGAGAAGCGCTCGTAGACGGGATCGCCGCAAGCGCCTGAGGCATCAGGGCCAGAGGTGCCACGGTTCCAAGATTGTGGGCGATCGGAGACTCGGCTTGCGCCTCTTCGCGCGCACGCCGCAGGCCCTGCATTTCCTGCGACCACCTCTGACCAAAAGACCCCGATCCGGTATGAGGTACCAGGTATGACCCGGCCGCGCCCACGATCGCAACTGCTGGATCGGCCACCGTGGCGATTCGGGAGGCCCCAGAAACCAGACCGCGGCCCGTCTCTCCCAGGTACCGAGCGGCCTTCGAGGCGAGACCCTCTCGCTCCGGCTGTGCCTCGAGCTGTGCGAGAATCTCTGCGTCTGCCACCCGCTTCGACGGCTCTGCCGCCTCGAGTTGTGCGAGTAGAGCGGGATCTGTGACTTTGCCGGCCATTATTCCACCTCGTACCAACCGTCGGCCCGTTGCTCGTAGGTTTTCCCACCGATCGTTTTCCGCGTTAGCGGCGTGGTAGTTCCGCCCTCGCCGCCTCCGACCTTTGGAGGTGCGTAGACGTTCCCGGCCGTTGCGCCCATGACCGGGCTGTTATTGATCGAATTGATGCGATATTGGATGTTGTTTCGCGCCTGTTGCACCGCTTCGCGAAACTGCTCTTCGTTCCAATCGCTCGAGAGGTTGTGGGCTGCGAGCTTCAAGGCGTGATCGGTTGGCGAGTTGCCGCCCATATAGACGTTTCCGAGCTCGGCCGTGAGATCGGCGATGTTCATCTCGAGAGCCTGAGCGACTGCGCCAGCGCGGCCTGGAAGCTGCTTAGCTGACGAGATGGCACCGCGATTGAACACGCGAATCCCGGATGCCGGGCCGACTTGCAACCATTCGTTGTATAGTTTCTCGATGTTTGAAAGCGACTCTTGCGCCGTGTTTGCTGAGGACATGAGCCCCGCAATCTTGGTGCCGTTCATCGCGGCGACGTGTTTCTGTGTCGCGTTCCAATCAGTCTCGGCTCGCGCAAGATCGAAGCCCCTTTGAGCCAATGCAGCAAGAAGGATCGGTTTGACGCGATTCATCCCCTTCATCGTAGGAGGCTGTTTACGTTCGGCAATTGCTTGCGCGATAGCATCGATTTTAGCGTTGCCTGAACTCGGGTAGGCGCCCCCGCCAGATGAAACGCCGCCGCCGATCGGAGTCGGTGAAGAACTCGGGGAAGGTGAGCGCGCGCCAGAAGGACGGCCAGCGCCAGACACTGCGCCGCTACCGCCGTATGCGGGCGTAAGCACTGTGTTACCAAATACATCTCGCACCGCCATGCGCCGCCGCCCCTGTAGATCGAGCCGGCCGGCTGCGAGTTCCTCGAGCGCTTGCCCGTGCCGCTCCTGTTCCATTTGATGCCGAGCCGAGTTTTCTGCTGATGTCTTTGCTTGCGCAATCTTCAACCTGTCAAGAATCTTATCCCCGATCTCCTGTTCCCCCGCTTGCGCTTCCGACGTGAAGCTCTGTCCGACTTTTGACAGCACTGGATCGCCCGTGAGCATACCGATGGTCCCGAGCGCCTTTTGATGTCGCAAGGCCGTGATCGCCGCCGCCGCTTGTTCCTGAGCGGTTGGCTCATCTGCCGTCAAGAATCCATAGGGATTGTCCATTGCGCTCCTCTCAGAACTCGAACGGTCGCGATATTGGCTCTTGTGATTCTTGCTTGCCTCGCAGAAGGTCCAGATAGCTCATGCGTCCCGCCGTCTTCTCTCCGAGAATCTCGTTCTGTCGCCCCTTCGCTCCGCGTGACTCGACTTCGCCCCGAATGCGATCGTACATCGCAAGCGCGTTTTCCATCCCGCTCGCAGGGACGTAGACACGCCCGCGCATCTCTCCACGAGGCATAGGCGTAGAACGTACGGATTCAGCGCTCTGCAATTGTCGCGCGAGTTGCCCTTGTTCGTCTGTCAGAATCCCGAGCCTGATCATTTCCTGCAACTGTTCCGGATCGGTCTCTTTCAGGATATTGATCAGTTCAGTTTGGTCGGTCGACATGTGGCTCCTTAGAAATTGAACAGCTTACCCGGATCAAGCAACTTCCCAGCCGTGGTCTGTTGCCCGGCATCGGCGTTGTACCGATCAAGGTCCGCCTGATAGGCCGCTTGCTCGGCCGCAAGAGCCTGGGTTGACTCGGCGCCCGTAGCGCCCATGAACCCGGGCGTCTCGAATGTCGTTCCCTGGTTTTGCCCCGATAGCAGAGCGTTGATCTCCGAAAGAGTCATGCCGCGTTTCTGGAGTTCCTCGGCTATTGACTGTTGGCGCAGTTGGTTCTGATAAGCACTGACCGCTTGATCCTGCGAAAGCCCCTGCGCTGCAGCCTGATTCATGAACTCGGCCTGTGACGTTACCTCGCCTACACTCTGTTGACGACCTGCCAACCCGCGACTGAATTCTCCCTGCGCAGCCGATTCAGCGCCAATCTGAGCGTTGTTCATTGCGGTCTGGTAGGCATCGGTTTTCTGCGTTGAGAGCTGGGACATGGCCCGATCGTATGCTTCATCGCCTGGCATAAGCCCTTGATTGCGCAAAGCCACGTCGGCCGCTTCTTGCTGTTTGGCCCACTGCGGATCCAGCCGAGCCGTTGCCTGTCCGTAAATTGCGTTATAAGCGTCTTCGCGGGCCTTGGTTGCATCGGGCATCTCTCCCGCGCCGGAGAAATCCAAGGATGTTGCCAGATTCTTCGCCTGGAGTGACTGGCCGGCCGCTGGAAGAGCGTTCCAGTCCATCGAAGTACCCAGCTCGCTTTGAAGGCGACCGCTCAACTGATCGGCGAGCTGCGACCGCGTCTGTTGCACGCCCATTTGTGCATCGAGTGCGGCCTGGCCCTCGGATGTAAGGGCTGTGTTCATGGTCCAGTTGCCGTTTGCGTCCTTTTTCCATGTCTGTGAACCCGTGGGGGTGTTGACGTTCGGTCGGTTCGCAGCGAGCTGAGCTTCCGTATTTTCTTTGCTCGAAGCGGCCTGAACCTCGGCCGCCTTTTGAAACCCCGACACATCACCGCCACCCGTTTGGATTTCTATTCCCAACGGGCCCTCCTTTGTTCCCGTCGGCATGGTATCGCTACCCCAGTTTGTTGCAGCCGAGGGGGCCGGATTGTCTTTATTGAAGCACCCCATATCAGTATCCTCCAACTCCAGAGTATGGGCCGTGAGAGAAATCGGGGCTTTGAGGCTTCCGCAACGCATCGATCTGCGCCTGCATTTGTGGATCAATCTGGCCCGGCTGGCCTCCCCCTCCACCCTGTAGCACTGGGGGAGTCTGAGGAGTTCCCGCGGTGGCAGGCATAGCTGGGGGCGATCCTTCGGCTTGCGCTCCCTCTTTCTTCTTGTCTTGCATGCCTTTGAGAGCTGAGATAATACCGAGAATCACGGGAAGCATTTATGCCGCCTTTCTTTGTGCGTGGAACCATGTGCACTCGTCACGGTGTAGCGTCGCGTACACTAGGTCATCATCCTTTGCGCAGCCGTCCTTCAATCTGTGCACCTCTTTGAATCCGATCCGAGCGCCCCATTTCAGCACCCGCGATCGACTCGCAGGCGAAAGCGCGATGATGTATTCTCGATCGCGAATCTCGAACGCATACCGGAAGGCCGGAGGCGCAAGCAATCGGATGGCCAAGGGCTTGTCGATCGCTAAGTGCATCTCACATGAATTCGGCATCCAATTGTCAAACCCGATCATCCCTACGATCCGCCCAGTCGAGTCGATCGCTTCAAGCGCCTTCAATAGCGCGGTCGGTGAATACTGAACGCGCTCGATCAACCATGGTAGATGCTCCTGAGGGGCCGCGTGAATGATGTAGCTCATAGTCGCCCCCCTTCGTCCCACGACAGATCGAATCCGATCAGAATCACCTGAGAATGAGCGGTGCCCTTCCACGCTACCGCCATATGCGTACCGATCCCCGTCGCCCCGCGTACGTGAATGCTCGGCTTGAGTCCGCCAGTCCAAAGAGATGTTCCCCAAATCGCTGTACCCCAAAGAGCGCTTCCCGATACTGGCGCGGCCGGAAGTGCCGTCGAGATCTCGCGCTCATCGAAGTCATATCGGGCTTCCTCGATACAAGATGGCGTAGCCCCGTTGACTCGGAGTAGAACACGGAAGAACTGCATACGTTTCTTGTTCACGTTCCCAAGCGATTGGAACGCCGAAAGGCCGCTGAACGCCACATCATATGCTTCCGTCACGGAACCATCGATCGCGACGTTGTCATATAGCCCGTCATTGATGCAAATCCGGCCGTCTTCCGTGCCGAAGTACAGTTTTCCGCGCCAGCTTTCCGCGCATTTCATCGGGAGGCCTTCATATTCAGACCATCCCTTGCTTGAGAGTGACATGACGAATTGCTTGGCAGGCTGAGCCGTGAATGTCGGGGTTTCGATGATGAGTGAACTGTCCTCGGGGTGAATACGGACCTCCCACCCGCTCATGCCCTTTTTCACACTCATTGCGTCTTGGAAGTACGGAGCGATCTTCCGTGTCGCGAATGCGTCTGGACTGGCAATTTCACCGCCCGAAATCAGCTTCGACAAAGGGATCACGCCGAGAGAGGAGAGCAAAAGGATGTCTCCACCGAAATCCGTGCAAACGCGCCGGCCAGCCGGAACGCCTCCTACAAACCACATGCCGCGCTGTGAGAAGGTGGTAAGTTCATCCGGATCGGTTCCCTGGTAGATCGCCACGTCCCCCGCTCGACTTACGGCTACCAATAGATCATCGATTCCCGCTCCCCCGTCGATAGTCCAGTTCCACAGGCCTACCAAAGATCCTCCATACCGGAACTTGTTGCCGAAAGTAAACCGGGTAACCGTTCCGTACATGGCACCCGCGTCGAGATACCAAGCGTTTGCGGTGTCGCGCTCGACGAACCAAACACGGCTTTTCCAGACCATGACAAAGGCCAAATGTCGCGGGTCTACGCCCTGGATTTCCCCCACGTCCGAGCCCTCGGCGATCAGCTCCCAGGTATCGGTCGATTCGTCGTAAACCAGGTATCCGTTAGCCTCGTCACAATATAGGTAGAAATGGCCCGCGCTCGTGACAAACGAGGTTCCTACCCCGTACCCCGAAGTTCCATTCGAGGTCGGGAACGCATAGACCTGGACAGGCGCCGCACTCGACTCCGTCACGTCCCAGATTCCCGAGGTCGTGCATGCGAAGAGGCGATCGGCTAGACCGTCATCCGTCGAGCCTGCAAAGGAGAGAATAGATCGCACTTCTTCGGCCGGACTACCAAGACCCGTGCACCACTCTCGATACCCGTAGCGCACCTTGAGTCCATATTGAGAGCCCAACATGTTCTTGAGCGACAGACAATCGAGAGGGGGCATGGCTGACGCGGGATCGGCTCGATTGATCCCGCCTAGCGGCGCGGGCATGTGAGCCGCCATGATGATTTGTCGCCTGGGCTGTACGGTTCGCGTGAGCATGTCAGACGCTTGTGGTCCCAAAGATGTCGGGAATGTTGTTCACGTCCAGGAAATGAGGCCCAAGAGCCGGGCCAGTGAGCGAAAGCACTGGGGAAGCTGTGTCATTCCCGGCCGCTGAGGACCATGCTTGATTGAAATCGGCCAGGGCCGCCGAGGTGTCGAATCCCTTCGCCTTCGCCCATGCTAGCTCAAGCGCCGCGCATACGAGGGCCGGATCAAAGAGGATCGTATCGGTCGCCGCGGTGGGTATGTCGTTTGTTGCCACCGTCTCGCCGGAGGGCATAACCCACAGTCGAGAGAGGTACTCGAAGGCGATCGTCAGACCTCCCGCTACCGGCTGAGGCCAGAGGTGGATGTTGTCTTGCCAAAACCGGACATGCACCTGAAGAGTCACTCCCAGATCGGACGCTGCAAGATACTGCCACTGCGCCGCATCGAGGGGGCCGCCGAGGGGCAGCTCCCCAGTGCGGTCCCACCCGGTTTGATCGATCATCTTCGCGAAATCGGCTGGCAGATCGTAGGAATTGGTTGCCGCGACCGTCACGAAACTGTGCTCCTTGACCATCGAGGTCCAGTCGCGCGCGAGCGCCAACCGTCGGCCTACGACCTTCAGAAGCCGACAAAGCTGAACGAAAATCGGGTCAGTCGATGCGAATGGATCCGTCACAGCAGAAAGCCCGACCGCGACCGCTACGTCATTGATGATCGTTCCCGCTGTGTCGAATCGAGCCGCCATGATTACCCTTTCCGCGCTCTAGGGCCGGATTCCGGATCTTGCTGCGCCTGAATCCTCTTGATCTGCTCATTCTGCTCTTTGAGCGCGCGTTTCAGGACCTCAATCTCGGCATCCCGCTTCGCGAGCTCGGCCTGAACCTTCTCAGCGCTTGCTGCGCCGTGTGAGGCCTCGAGGTACTTCTGCGCCTTCTGCCGCAAGAGCAGGTAGCCGGGCCCCATTGACTGGAGATTTCCATCCGAGACACCAGCCAACTGCTCGACTGTGCGGACCTCGAAGAACGCGAGTTCCTTGACCTGCGACGCGCTCGGTCCACCTGGCCATTCCTTCAGCGGCGTACCGATCACCGCATCCTGATCCTGTCCGGCCTTCCATGCGTTATACCGGCTCCGAAAACGATCGGCGTAGTTCCGTGCGGGCGCAATAACCGTGTTATCTTTGTCGCCCGGCGGAACGATCAACACCATTTCCGTGTCTTCGAAGATCGGCCGGCCTTCCTTCTTCGACTTGGTCGGATTCTCGATCGCCTCTATGTAGAATTTCACATGAAGCTTTTCGTCCCCTAGATATTGATTCCCTGATAGCGACTCCTCAGCCAACGTCTGCTCTTCATTCGACGCGAGTCCCAACATGTGCTCTCCTTTGCTGTGAAAAGGCCCGCCTCCACCATGAAGGCGGGCTCTTGTATCACGCTACGTTAGCTCCAAGCCACGGATAGGACAGTTCGATCAAGAACTTGCCCGTAGTAGGGGTGTCGAGCGCGGACGCTGACTTTGCCCCGATGACTTGCTGACCTCCGGTTCCGGAATCGTCGAGCGTACCGGCCGTTGCAGTCGCAAACACCTTGGCGTTGTCTGCTAGACTCGTAGCGCCGAGGGCAATAGCTGTTCCTCGGATCTGATACCACCCATATTGACTCGCCACGTTCGCGGACATTGCGATCCCGACAGGTCCAACTATCGAGTCGGCAACGTCCGTATCGACAAGCGCCGTTGTGTGGCCGTACAGATTGATCTGTGCAGCGCACCCGATGGCCGTGTCTGCGACTCCGACGCAATAGATGAACTCGCCCTGCCCGTAGGTGTCGTCGAAAGCCGTGATCTTCTTGCCGAGCCGATGCTTCTGCGTCGTGGATGTATCCGTGATCGGCTGAAGGCCAATCTCGGGATCTGTTATTTTCCATGCCATGTGATTTATCTCCTTTCTGGACTATGACTGTTAGTCCGTATCGACTAGGCGGCCGTGATAGCGACAGCCGGACATGGTGAGGTTGCCAGCGAATGCAAGAATCTGCACTTCGGCGTCTTGGTTTGTGGCGAACCGACGATTCGGGGAAAGAGGCACAATGTTTCGCTTCGCGGCCGGCCTCCAATGGATGTAGTCGGTGTTCAGGAAGAACATCGTCTTGGTCGTGCAAGCGCCGCCAATGCCGCCGTCGAGCACGACATCGCCGCCCTTGTACTTGTACGATTGGAATCCCGCGTCAGCCATCTTGGGATCGGTGATCCGCTGCAAGGGCTGCAATGCGGCCTCGAATAGAGCCCACATTGCCGCATCGCAGGGATACAGATCCGGCTTGATCGTGCCCGAAACGAGCTGCGCCCAAAGGAGATCCATACCTGCCAAGATAGTTGTCGAGGCGTAACCGGCCGCCTGGTAGATTGGTCGCCAGAACGTCCATGAACTGCGATCGATTCCGCCGTAGGTGTTCGTGACGGTGATCGGGACAGCCGCGCCGAGCCCGGTGATCTGCTTGCCACCGCTCCCGGTACCATCACTGTACAGCCCCACTGAGAGGTTGTTGATCATGGTCTGCTCTGCGACCGAGATCCTAGCCTCCATGAGATCGATCAGCGCCTCTTTTCCGGTGTTCTGCACATCGGCCTCGAGCCCGTTGATCATCACGGGAACCGCCGCCTGCTTCCAGGCGTACTCTGCAGCCGTAATCACGTCAGCGGGCGAAACCTGCAGTTGTTCTGCCCCGCTGTAATACATGAAGTTGCCATTCTCCGCGTAGGAGATGGGCTGGACGATCTTGGTACCGCCTGAAACGGTGCGAACCTTCCCTTTTGCTGACAATCGGCTGAGAAGAGCCGTGTTGTTCGACATGTTGTCGGCAATCTTGGGAGCTCGATGCTCCAAGGTTGTCGCAATGATGTCGGAGTAGGACGTATTGGGCCAAGCCATGAGTCACCCCGTAGGAAACCTTGCCCGACCTTCTGCGCGTGGATGGCCCTATACCATTCGCTCACGCCCCGCCGGACTAGGGGGCCTCTGGAGTGAGTGGGCTCGACTCGAGCTCTCACCTACTGCGATCCTGCTACCTCGACGCAACCTCTTCCATCGCCGCTTCGATTGTCGATCTGAGATCTCCGCTTTCTGCTCTTCCCCCGGCCGACACGGTCGGGTGAGATCTCACGCTCGACGCTGCTTGCTTAGCCCGCTGCGTGGCACCTTGCGATGTCGCGGCTTGCTCGGCGGCTTTCCTCTGCGCCAAGATCCCCGAGATCTCCGGGTGCATGGCACATGCTCGATCATACGCTTGCTCGCGAGTCAACACAATCTTGCGTTTAGCTGATACCTCCATGATGTCGGCCATGTCCTCGCGCACATCCTCAAAATACTCGTGGTCACCCGCGAAGGCCTTGGTCTCTTCCATGGCCTGCGAGATGATCCCCTCGCTTCGCGTCTTCTGATCTTGCTCGATGACCGAAATGAGTTCATCCAGCCGGGGATCCCGAAACGCGGCTTGCTGAGCCGCGTGTCCTTGCTGTACCGGCTGACCGTCGAGAAACGCGGCGATCATGTCCACCGGAATGTTGTACTGTCGGATCAGCGCCGCCGCTTCCTTCGCCTTCACTTGAGGTGGCGCGGTGCGCAGCATCACGGCCGTGTTTAGCATGTTTTGCACGGTCTTCAGCGGCTCCGAGCCTGCTGAGCGGATGAAGGCCTCGTAAGGCGACACCACTCGGTTGAAGTCGGCCTGTAACTTCCGCGCTTCGGCGCTTTCGTGCAACGCCGCCTGGGTCTCGTGGTCGCGTTTGAGGACCTCCTCTTGCGCTTCTTTGGGGAGAGCCGACCATTTCTCTCGAGCGGCCGGCCTCCACGACTGGGGAGCCTTCAGGGTAGCGGGCGCAGCGGCACCCGTGGCGGGCTGAGACGCTCCGGGGGCCGCTGCCTCCCTACCCGTGGAGGTGACCGGCTTTGCCGTTTCGGGCTTCGCCGGATCCTTCGCCGAGTTCGACGCAAACTTTCCTTTCCCGTCTCGAGCAGTAGTACCGATCGCCTGAGATTCAGGAGTCACCGCGGGTTCTGGCTCAGTCGCCGGTTGCTGCATTGCTGGCGATGACTCTGCCGCCGTCGTCACCTCGTCAAACGCCGCCGACAAATCATCGTGCAGTGTAGTTGCGCCCTCAGCCTGATCGTTCATGGTCTCCCTTTCACAACAACTCGAACCCGTCGTACTTCCCTACTCCGGTCGCGATGATCTTGATGGTGATCCCCCCGCTCGAAACAGCTCCCGCCGAGGGAGCAAACGCCACGCGGCCCGCCGGAGAATCTACCCTCCACCCCGTGCCAATCGGAGCGCATCGGCTCCCGGTTGACGTACTTGCAACATCCCAGGCGGGTTGTGGCCCCCAAAGCAGCGAGTAAGGTTCCTGGGCGTAGGCCGTCAACGAAAATGCCGCCGTGATGGTCTGTTCGGCATCCGCGCAAACCCACACCGAGAAACCCCCTGCTGCGTTCAGCCACATTCCCGCATCGGCCGCCGCCGTGGCAACCGTCAGAGTGCAATTGACCGCACCCACGCCTTTGCGGCTACGCGTTGCGCCCGTGATCGCACTCCACACGCAATCGGTCGCGAATGCGGGGCCCGCAAATAACAACGCCAGTACTACCACAATCGCTCGCATCATCGGTTGGCCTCCTCTAGCATTTTGTCGAGTTCTGCCATCTTGCTCCGTTGACTCCGAACCGCTTGACGGCCCGAAACGGCCTCCGGAAGCAGGGCATTTAGAGCGTCGGCCCCCTCTTCGGCTGTGTCCGCCGTGTCATCGTCGTTTTTCTTCCCGAAATTTCTCAGCGTAGCAATGATCGCTTCAAAGCGGGTCGTCATAGTATCGCCTCTTGGGCTTGTAGCCCTTCTCTACTTCGTAGACTGATCGGCCGATCGTCTCGCGCCGCTCTCTCGTGTCCCGTAGCTCTCTCGATCGCTGCGCTTTCCGCTCGGCCCAATGGTCGTGATAGTCACTCGCGACCGCACCGCCCGTGGCCTTCAGGTATTCCCGAAACTTCCGCTTCGAGTCGCAGATTGTGCCGTCCGTCATCACGAGCCCGTCGTAGTGCGAGTCACCGAACACGGGCACGCGCGCATCGCTCGTCGGTTCCTGGTACTCCTCAGCCAAAACCAGTTGGTTGGTTCGATCATCCCAAATCCATCGCCCCTTTCTCGGTGACCGAACGCCGAAAACCCGGTCATACCCGGATTCGTAGTCGGGGGTATTGGCCTGCGAAACAACCCTTTCTCCTATAGCTGTGCCTCTCATATCACGCGCTCCGGGAGCATTGGCGGCCTCGCCACCTCCGAAAAAGCGGCTTGAGCGCCTTGCTTGATCACTTCACCTTCGGTCTGCTTGTCGATCTTGGCTATGCCCGCCGCCGCCCTCAGCCTCTCCTTCTCCATTCCGGCCTTCGCGCGCAGTTGCTCCACCTGCATTTTCGGATTGGGCTGCGGTGATGTCGGTTGCTCGGCCTGCTTTTTTGCCGCCGCAATCGCCTGATCCATGACACCTTCGATCGTCGAACTACCCCGGAATCCGGCCATCACCCATTTCAGCATCTCCAGCAGGAAGGGCAACGAGCCCTGGATCTGTTGTGCGGCACCCATGAGCGGGGGCAGGAAGCTCGAGAGGGCTCCCAAGAATTCCGTCCGCTCCTGTTTCAGGGCGGCGAAATCGGTGAGCGCTACGGCCTCCGGCTTGACGGCCACGCGGTAGCCGTAGAACTGATCCTTGATCAACACAACCGCCTGCTCTGCATACTGAGCGTCGGCCGTTTGCATGACGTTCGAGCGGTCGATGATCGTCTTCGGATCGAAATGCTTCGAGATAATCTCGGCCCTGATCCTCTGCGTATCGCTCGCGAACCTGGCAACGTCATCTTGAAGGCGTTGCACGCGCACGCTCGCGAACTTTGCCTTCAACTGTTGGGCTCCGAGCGTCTCGGTCGGGTTGGTCGCGCCCCGCATGATGTCGCTCATTCCCGAGATCTGGTAGAGCAACTGGATCTTAGTGTCCAGGCGCTGCGCGAGCACATTCAACGCCATCACAATTTGATCGAGCGGGAACCAATCGACCTGCCCCTTCAGTCCGCCCTTTTCAGCGAACATTGCCCAGTTGTCCGCCGGATAGAGTTTGTTTTCGGCCGCCTTAGTGATCAGGTTCGCGACTTCGGGTGATGCTTTGTCGTAGACCCCCGCAACCCTGATTGCGCCTTCGAGTAGTCCGATGCGCTCGCCCAGGTTGTCGATCTGGTTATATAGCGTCTTTGCAATCTCGTAGTCCGGCTTGGGTACGAATCGCGACGTGGTGCAATTTGCGATCATCGGCGCCGGGCCGGGCCAGAATCCATCTAGCCCCAGAGGATCATCCTTCACGTCAAGGATCGCATCACAGCCGTCGACCCACCAGTAGCACCGCTTATCTTCTTTGCTCCAAATCTCCCAGACCTCGGCTCTCTGCCACGGATCGGATTCGACGCCCGTCCCCTGTGTGTCATCCCGCTTCCGGCCCTTCATCGGCACACCGGCCGCGATCTTCTCACCGAACCGCTCGATCAGCGCCTCTTCGGGCATATACGCCCGGTATGCCTTCCATCGAATCTTGTCATGTGTCGGGGCCGGGCTCCAAAGCACATCGCGCCAGTGCGCATAGTCGGTCTCCACATCTTCGAATGTCTTGACCTCCTGAGAGTAGGCGGGCGCAACCTCTACAGCCTCACCGGTGAGCGGGTCCGGCGGCCCCATCTGTGCCGGGATCTCCTGCGTCTCGAATTCCACCACATATCTCAGCCTCACCTCGCCGAGCCCCGCAATCAGCCGATCCTCGAGCGCGAGCTGCATTGCCTGAGCGAACGTATCGGAGTCGCGTTCGATGTCCGTATTCAGCATCCGCTCGAGGCATTCGCCCGCTACCCGAGCCGTATCATCTGAGGAATCGGCGAAACGCCGAGCCACGTCCACCGTCGGCGTCTTGCCGTATAAGAGCGCCTGGAGAGTGGTCACGTTCGCGTGAAACAGGTTGAGCCGGCCGGTATCCACGCGATCCGAGTCGCTGTGATCGCCCAGATACCTCGCTATTGCGCGCGTCGCCTGCCCGTGCCATTTATCGACCTCTTTGCGCGCCGCCGTGATCTCCATGTTCCATCGCTCTGCCCACCCTTGCGGCGTGTCTGCGAACTGGGCTCGACTGTCTACGGGTTCCGCCATTACACCCTACCTTCCTCATGCTCAGCCCACAATTGATCGAGCGAGAAACTCTGCGACAACGAGCCAACCGGCGGATTGATTACTTTCTCCGGCCTCCGCGTCATGATGTCCGACGCGCGAACGACGCAGGCCACGTACCGCCATGCGTCCGCGGAATGGCTCGACCAATCGTGATACGGAATGCGACTGTAATCCTGTGTTTCTTCGCTGTATGTGTTGTGATAGGCGTTCAGCGCCTCGATCCCAAGGGCGCAACGGGAGTGAATCCGTACGGGTTGCTCAAGCAGCCACCTCCCAGCCTGGATGCCATCCATGAGCGATAATTCTGGCCCGATCCCCACGCTCCCGCTACCAAATCTCCAGACGAAGAACTCGACAGTGCTCACCCCGGTCTGAAACGTCCTATTTCGCGCGTCATGCGGAAGCCAATGTTTGATGTACTGATACCCCTTGCCCTCGACCACATCGAAGAAGTGCGAGAGGGGCTCGCCGCTCGCCTCGTAGTAATCGATCACGTCGGGCACTCCGTCGCGATTGAGACGCCAAAACCAGACTGCCGTCGAGTCTGAAATCCCCAGATCCCAGTTCGTGAACACTCCGTCCATCGGGTGGTCGAACTCACAGATCCCGCCACGTGCCTCGAGTAGCGCCATCTGAACGCCCCAGATCGAGCCCTGATCCACATCGGGGTACTGACCGTCAACGTACGACTTTATCCATTCGGAATCTTTACCGGCCGTCAGCCGGTCGTAGTACCCGGGTTCAAGATTGTCGACGTTCTCAGCGGCGATAGTGCGCCCACCCGGCTGCTCGAAAATCTCGTAGAAGTGCCGATGCTCGTCTTTCACGTTCTTGTGTTTCGTGAATAATTGATACCCCCAATGACTCTTCGCCCACGGGTTGGAGTCCATCCACACGCCGCGCCACGTGCACCCGCCTTGCGCCTTCGATGGATAGCGACCAATACGAGTTTGCAGTAGGTCAAAGATTGAATGCGGAATCTCGCGTGCCTCGTTTATGTACGCGCCCGTGAGCTCGAGCGAGAGTAGCTTTTTCACGTCCGGCGGCCGGTCGAGCGCTCTGAACATCACCTCGCTTCGAACGTCTTGGAAATTCAACTCAAAGGTAAACTCTTGCTCCTTCCACCGACCGAGTTCGATTGGGATCCATTGTTCGAACGTCTTCCGCGTCGTGTCCCGTAACTGCGGGTACGTGTTGCGGATGATCGCGAAGCGGGTTCGCCTCAGCCCGTCCGGGCCTCTACGTTGCCGAATCGCGCGGCGAAGCACCTCCACGACGCACGCGCTCGATTTGCCCGAGCCCACTGGACCAATGACGGCCCGAACGAAAGCATCACTGCCCAGGAAGCGGCCCAGGGTCGCAGGTGCAGTGAACTGAACGTTGATCTCGGGCATCTAGTGCCTGAGCCGCCCAACACGCGGAAAGGGAACGATAATCGAGCCCACCGGCCCGAAATCCGCCGGCGGATTGAATTCTGTCTTCGGATCTTCCTCGCGCCAATTCTTTCGGCTCACGTCATCCCCTTCCAGGAACCACGATCAGCGGAACCACGTTGTCGGTATGCTCGACGGGCCTCGGCTGCGAATTCAGTGTGGCTACCTGTTCCTGTGCCCGCCGCTTCATGAGACGACGCATGCGCCATCGACGGAAGAGCGGGACTCGGAGCAACTTGTATTCCTCGAGCGTTTCCGCCAGTTGCCGCGTCGTGCGAGCGAGCGCAATGCGGAGATCGATGTTATCTTGCTCGAGCTGCGCGATGTGACCACGTAGAGCCATCTGGGACGCGCTCATTCTCCGCCCTCCTGACGCTTCACTCCGTCGATCGAGATGTTGACCGTGAGCCTCTCACCGTCTTGTCCTGTGAGCTGCGTAGCCGCGAGCTTTGGCACAAAATACTCGGCGATCCGAACCATGAGTTCAGCCGCCTTCGCCGGGTTCCGATCGAGATAGTGACACTCAGTTCCATCGGCAAGAAAGTGGATTGCATCGAAGCCGTCCGCAGTCTCCTGAATCCACTGTGACAGAACATCAACCTTGCCCTGATAGACGAGAGACAGGGCTTTGCGCACTTCGCTTGTGATTTTGTTCGGGTCGCCGGCCTTCCGCCCCCCGCGGCGCTCTCCCTTTTTCGATCCTTTTGCCATTTCACTATCCGAAACTACAGTTGCGGTTTGTCAAATTGACAAACAAGGAAAGCAAGCCTTGCATACGGCAGCCATGACACAGCCGTTCCAAAATGTCAAGGCCGCGCTCGGCACATGTTATGGCGCCGTGGCCACATCGAGGGGTGAGTTGTCGATGACGGCTATTTCCACCGGCATTTTGCACAGTGCCGTGATGTCGGCTAGGTGTCGTCTCAGGTAGTTTGCTCGAAACCGATCGGGAACGGTGAGACGCAGAGTGCCCTTATCGATTGACGGCACCACCTCCTTACCCAGGTAGTAACGAGTGCCTGGCCCCACCTCAGCGTAGTGAGCGAGGATAGCATCCCACTCTGGGAGCCCAGAGGCGGGAGCGACGGGGGCAGGCGGGATGAAGTGCGGTCCAGATGGATCCTTCGCTCTCCCGTTGCCGTTGTTGCGCTGTGGGGTTTGTTGTCCCGCGAGCTCATTCCATTTGCTCGCGAGCATGGCGACGGTGGAGCAGTGGGCGAATCCCTGGGCTCTCAGTCCGCGGTCTGCCCGTGCCCGGAACTCATCGACCTCGATGGCGATGAGGGAGTGGACGGCTTTCGCATCCTTCGGCCCTTGCCATCGATAGGGCTCTCGAGTGACCTGGGCGAAGGTCTGTTCCCAGGCTAGCCGCAACGGGGCGAAGCGAGGGTCGGTGCCGTTTTTCTTCGGCTTCTCCGGTGTAACGTTTTGTGACGCATCGAAGGTTTCTTCATCTCGTCTACTCTCGTCTACTCTCGTCTCGTCTCGTCTAGGGGTTACGAGACGTTGCAAGACGTTACGAGACGTTACACTGCGTGACGGTTCCGTCACGTTTTGTGACTCTTGAGTAACGTTTCGTTCTGTGATAGTAACGTTTCGTGATTCAGCGTTACACACATCTCTTGCTCGGGCCCGGCACTCTCTCGCGCGCTGCGCGCCGGAAGCGGGAGTCTCTTGCGCCTCAAGAAAGTTCGGGACGACCAGGACCGTTTCCCGGATGGCGACCGTTCCGGACGCGATCAGCTCATCGAGAGCTGATTCAAGTTGAGCCCAACGGGGACCGTGGCCGATTACCACGGCAACGCCTCGCCGGCCGAGTGGACCAAGTGGCAAGAGTCCGGCTCGATCCACCTTTCGAAACAGGAGCAGGAGCAGAGACTGGGCCTCGAACGAGAGAGACAACCAACTTGGGGTATCGCGAGTGTATACCTTCACCCAACGTTCATCTTCCCAACGCATCTAAGATCCAAACTGCCCCCCGCTCCCCACGGTGTGCGTGCACCGAGGGGGCGGAGAGCGTCAGGCGCAGCGTGCGCGGCGCTGACAGAGAGAACAGGGGTGCGACCCCCACGCAGAGGCCAGCGAACACGTGAGCACGCTACACCACAAGAGGCCAAAAATGCAACCAACCATCCACATGCGCCCGCACGCCAAATGGCTCCCCGCACACGCGATGCCGGGGACGATCTGGATCGGACCGTGGGGAGAGCTAGCCCGCGTCGAGCCCGACGGGACGATCACCCTCCTGCGAGGGGGCCCCTGCGGCCGGCCGCTCGAGGAGCTCCGCCGCGCAGCGTAGTCGGCGCGCTGCCGCTCGAGCGACTTCGGCGCGCCACTTCGCGGTCCGGATCGCGTGAGCGGCGTCCTCGGCCGCGATGAGATCATCGAGATCCTGTCGGCGGGCTAGATCACGCAGGAGGAGTCGGTCGTGCACGTCAGCCCAGCCGGAAGCCGTGTGGTCCCCGTGACCGTCGGATACCCCATCCCTACGCGAGCGCACCTCGGATCGTCTCAGGGCTCTAGCCATGCCCCATCCCTACCGCGACCCTCTGACAGTCGCCGCACGTGCAGCCACGGCCTCTATGTGAGCCTGGATCTCACTCCATAAATCCAGACTCATCGAGTCGATGTTCTGTGGGGGCCGGGAGAGGACGAGGCGCGTCCGAAGGCACGCGGCCTCTGTCCGGGACAGACAGGCGGCGATCGTCTCTCTGGCGAGCTGTAGGGCGGTCTGACAGGCATCCCTGTGTGACTCTGTCGGGCGGGTCATGGCGAACTCCTTGTACGCTGGTGATATCGGGTGGGTCAAGTCCTACATACACGAAGGGGCTCGGCACTCCGAGCCCTACCGTGAGGGCGGGAGGCTAAAGCCTCAACGTGGCGGCGTGGTGCTGGATCTGCTTGTAGAGCGCAGGGGTGATCTTCACGTTGGTGAATCGAGTGTAGCCGCGAGAACCCTCATCACCCACTCGCACATCCACTACCGGGAGAATCTGTCCGATCTCTAGCTGATGGCCACTCAGCATACTCTTCGCCAACTTCGCGATGATCGCCTTATTCTCGATGTTTTTCTGGGTCGTCATTTTGATCTCCGGGTTGGTGGTGGTCGGCATGGTGTATCTCGACTAGCACGAGCAGGATTTCACTTTTCCCGCCAGCAGCCGAAAAATCACGATCGCGTGCGAAAAATCAGTCGTCTCGATCACGTATGTCGCGTCGCACCCGGCACCACACAGACGCCTGGCGAGGGCGAGGGCTCCTCGCCGAGTCGCGCGGGGATACGAGTGCTTGCCTGCGCGGACGATGTAGTTGTGGGTGGTCGCCATTTCGGTCTCCGGGCTGGTGATGTTGAACATCATGTTTCTAGTCTGTGCACATTCCACGCCATCGCAAGTGCGCGTAATTACTGGGCGAGGTGGGGGGTCGTGGAGCCACATGAGTCATTCCAGACGACCCACCCCGAATGAGCCGAAACACAGAAGTCCGCGGTGACCCGGGGGCGAAGGGTCGTGGGTCATATTCACCCCGCGCATAATCCGGTTCGCAGTGCGTAGTTCCTAGGCCCGTGTAATCACAGGAGAATCCGCAAAACCGCGTAGCCCGCTTTGCATGTCGTTGATGACCCGGGGACCTAAACCCGCGTAAACACTAGGGTCGAGTCCGTGCACGGGAATTGCAGTACTAGGAATCATGACGACGACGACGACAAACCAGCCGACCGACTCCCAAATATCCTACCTTGGTGGGATCTGGGGTCTCACACAGGAGTATAGGATCATCGAGAGAGCAGCCGGGGTCCTGGGTATTCCGCTAGCTCACGCCCGCAAGGGCCGGATTTCCTACTCGGATATCGAGGGCGTCATCAAGAGGGCGCTCGATAAGCGTGGTCTGGTCGACACCCGCCACCCAGAGTTAATGGACGTAATGTAGTAGTTGACCCTACAAAGGAGAGACAATGGAAAAATACGGACGGAAGAATCGGCGAAAAGGCGAAACAGCATACGCACGGCCAGCAGGAGAACGGTGGGATGTCACATATGATGTCGGGCGCGACTCCGACCAGGCCATGGCCGACGCTTATCTCGATTGGCTGCGACGGAATGACTGTCATGTCCAGGTCATGGATCGCGCCACACACGAATGGCGTCCCTGGTAGCCCCCCGCCCCTCCTACGAGGGGCGCCCACCTGACCTGCGGACGACTCCGAGGGCCAGGCGGGCAGAAGGGCCCGAAAAGGAGAACAAATGGACAACATTGACGAAGAGATCGAGCAATTCTTGCGCGGCAAGCTCTACGGTCTACTCCAGCTCTGCACTCCGGAGCAAAAGATCCGATTCGATACTAAGATCTATCCGGACGGGGTCCCAGGAGACCACCTGAAAAGTGCCATAGCGCTCTGTCAGCGCACGATATCGGCAAACAAGGGGAAGACATGACCACCTGCACTTATTCCGGCTGCACTCACCCCGCCCGCGCGAAGGGGCTCTGCGTCGGGCACCTGGCCCAGCTCGATCGCGGCGCCGATCTCGCGCCGCTAGAACCCCGTGGCCAGGGTCTATCCGCGCTCTCCATCCGGCTCAGGCCCCAGACCCTCCGCGTGCTCAGAGAGATGACCTCCGGAGAGGGAATCCGCGCCGTCATCCGCCGGATTCTCGAGGCCGCCACGAGTACCGGTTAGCACTCCAAGTGTACAGAGTAGAATCAGAATAGTGCTTACTTGGACAAGCGCGTTTCGGTTCCGGATTCCGTCACCAATAGAAAATGTTTTCGCGCTAGATCTCGCCCTCCGCCGAGCGGCATGAACGAGCAATCAAAAGGAGCACGTCACGGAATGCGATCGGGGTGGCGGACGCGGCTTTACTGCCGAGTCGCTTTCTGTTTTCGCCGTCCTTGACGTGGTTTCCGCACCAGGAAACTAGCGCTCTATTGCGGCGCTTCGCGTCACCACCACCATCAGTCACATACGCGGTTTCGGCGTTGTCGAGGGTACGGCCCCACCGGAGAGACGGAGGAGCCACACCGGTATAAGCGTAGAGCCAGGTTGCCTTTTTGGCGGCGTGGCCGTAATGCCATTGCTCGACCTGGCAAACCCATCCACCGCAGATCGTTTTTTGCCACGCTCCGGCGGGAGCCGGTAGACCGTGCGCGGCAAAGGCGGCCGAGTACGCTGGGTGCTCAAGCACGCCGCCCCATCGGCGGACCGACGCAAGCGCCGACTCAAAACACCCTCCGTCATCACCCTTTTTGTGGCCCCACCGCGCCTGGACGAGGCCAGCGAGCCGACACCATCGGCCGCAGGGCGGGTGCGCGACCACGGGCCACGGTCCGGGATAGAGCCGAGCGTCCCGATCCTCGCCCCAGCAGTCCACGTCGGGTAGTCCCGAGTAGACTCCCTTCGGGTCGACGAAGAGAGCGGCGATCAAATCTCCCTCGGGTTCGAGGGCGTCGGCGTTTCTCGATGGCCATCTTCCCAGTTCGACGACCCACGGTAGTCCCGCGAGCTCGGCACGAGGCGGGCGCGCCGCTCGAAATCGTCGCTCGTTTTGCGGAGGTTCGCGGCGATTTCTCCCAGAGCGCGACGGCGATCCTCTGCTTTCGCGCCCCCGATTCCGATGGCCTCGAACGCCTCTTTCTGCGAGCGAACCACGTGGACCTTGACGCCATGTCGGGCCATCTCCGCGCGAGCCTCGACCTGCTTTTTCGATAGCCGGCCGGTCTTTGGCGCCTTGATCTCGAGTAGGTAGAGATGGCCGAAGATTGCCACGAGCTTATCAGGGCGGCCCGGCTCGACGCAATCAAGGTGCCACACTAGGGCGCCTGCCCCGCGCAATGCCGCCGTGATCTCTCCGTCGTTCGCGTCGAGCTTTCGCTGTCGGGTCACTCCTGCGACTCCCACGATGCAGGTTTGGCCATATCCCACTCTGAGGCCATCCTTTTGATTATCGGAACGATCTCCTCATCGCCCTCCGCTCGAGCTCTCCGGATGCATTCCTGTGGCGACGTGTCGAAGATCTTCAGCTCGACATTCTGGTATCTCCCCTTCCATTCCTCGCGACGTTTCTCGGTCACGTTCGTAGCGTCTACCAACACCGTCTCGTTTCCTGCCCGGAATAGCGCTGCTACCATTGTGTAAGCGATAACCCAAACCCAAGGTTCCGACAAGGCCAGAAATCGCTTCCCATGGAGAGCCAACCTGATCGCGTCAGGGTTGACTATCGGATAACCTGTTGTTTTGGCCCATGTACTCTTTCCTGATCTCGGTAAACCTACCGTCAATATAAGCTTCATGGTAAGCCATCCCTCCTTGCATCATCTCCTACGGCTCCTCTCGACGATCTCCAGAATGATCCGCTTCGCTGCAGGGCTCGAGAGCTCCTTCAGGAGCCGGCCGATCTCTAGTGCCGCCGCGATCCGATCCTCCGACCATAGGAGGTCCTGGAGGTCCGGACTCAATGCGATCAGTAGGTCGATTCGATCCCGGAGGTCCATGGCTCATGGTAGCAGCTCCGAGCCGCGTGTACAGGTCGCGAGCCGCGTCATCGATCCATGAACCCGGCCGTTCCACTGGCATGCCGATTACGTCGTTGAGCCGAGCAAAACCGCGCTTGACCACTAGTCGCAAAACCACGAGCACGATGGCACACCCGAGGAAGAGCAGAAAGATCCTGAGCGGGGTCACGGCCGCCCCCCGTAGAATGGTCGGTACTCCGAGAAATGCTGCCATCGTGACGGGGTCCACCGGCACTGCGCCGAGGTCTCGCGGATCGGCCATTTGTCGCGCGGCCTGCGTTGCCCCTTGCGCAGTAGGCCGAACGCACGCTCGCAGCTCGTCAGATGGATGCACTCTCCACAAATCCGTTTCATTTACGCCTCATATGTGTTCGCTCATAGTATGTTATGCGACGCAGGGTGTTGCGTCGCCGCCGTTGACAGTCAGCGGTTGCTAGGCGTCGATGACGGCCTGGCCCCAATCCTCGGCGATCCTCGCGGTACCACCATAGGCCGCACCCGCACAGACATTCGACCCGCCGATCCTCGATCGGGACTCGATGCACTTGCTCGCGTGCTCTGTCACATGCGATGCGTTCGACCTCGGTCATGATTTTCGCACCGCTGCCCAGTCGGAGTATCCGACGCGGCCCTTACTGGCGTCGCGGATAGAGATCATATGCCGGAGACTCGGCGACCTCCGTCCAGAGACCCAATCGCAGACGATCTGCGGAGAAACGCAGATGCGTAGCGAAAAGGCCGCCTGTGTCTCGCCGCGCTTGTGGAGGTAGTCGCCCAGCTTCATGCCCTACTCTGTACCATGATCCGCATTCGGCGTGCAAGCTCTTGACAGGCCATCCGCATGCAGCGTAGTCTGAGCATCGGAGGTTGGCGTATGGCGATCAGCGAACAGATTGTAGCTGCCCTCACAGTGTTCGAGAAACAGTCCTGCGCCGCGGGGTATGCGCTCGCCCTGAAGTCGCAGAGAAATAGGCGACGGCTCGATAAGGCACGAGCCGATCTGATCTCCGCAATCGAAACCGAACTGGCGAAAGTGAAATCATCATGATCTACTGGTACGACAATCCGTTTGTTGTGATGGGCGCGCTAATTGTTCTCTCGGCCCTGGCCTGGGCGATCTGGGAATGGCGGCACAGATGAAAATTCCGCGCGTCATACAAGAGATTATGGCGATCATGGCTCGCAACGGCGGCGGAAGCCCGGAGGTACAGAGCGCGCTCGCACAGCGCGAAGACGAGATCTATATGCAGCTAGCACTCATGGAGTACTACCGCGCAGTCAACGTGATGGCGAAGAAGGGACAGGTGTACTTCGTATGATGGAGATTACACGAGAGGTCGCGTTTCGATTGGCAGAAGGAGCGACGGAATCGCAAATAGACCCGTTGACGGGCCGGCTACACGAACCAGAACTCGTCATACTAGAGAGACAGCGGCCCGATCAGGCTCCGTTGACCAGGACGATTCGTGCCTATCTAGAGGCCCAGATTAAGCATTGCGGCATGAGGCGACGGGATGCGGAAGCAGTGCGCGGACTGGCCGAAGCACTACAGATGGCCTCCCGCTTGCTGACCGCGCAAGAGGTACGCGAAGGGCCGAACGGGGGCCCGGTTTCCTCGGCTCGCTCGGCGTTCCTGTCGCTTGCCGCGACGTTACTCGGAGAGACCCTACCCGAGTCCCAAGCCATACGGTTCGATGTTGTGAATGAGGTAGCGCATGGATAGTCCCACATGCGCGAGCTGCGTGTTCGGCCGACAAACAGCAGTGCGAGACGGTAGAGCATACCAATGCCGGATCGATGCGCCCAAGGTGTCCCCGCTACCGAATGGATTGCAGACCACGTCGGCCTGGCCCGTTGTGGACGCTAATGATCTGTGCGGGCGCCATCCACTGCACCCCGTGCAGAGGGCCCGGATCGTGGTTGAAATGGCGAAAGGAATCATCGGGTTGCAGGTGGACGCGAAGGACCCATGGGCGGAAACCGTGATTGGCCGCGCCTACCAGCTCGCCGACGCAATAATAGCCGCCCGTGCGAAGGAGACCAAATGACCACGATGCTATCCATGTATCGATGCGAAGGCTGTGGACCAATGAGCCTTGAAGATCCCACCTCCACCGCGCAACTCGCGTCCCCGGGAGGCCCGCTGTCCGCGTGCGAAGAGGTAGTCTGTGATGAGTGCGAAGAGGCGATCGAGGCGAGCCGGTATCACTGCGTAGCCGGCTCGACGTGCTGCGATGTCTGCGCGTTACGCCTTGCCAGTAAAGTCCTGGACGGGGCCGCAGATCGGCTCACATCCGACGAACGACAGGCGCTCGACGTAGTGCGGCAGATGTCACGCGAGGTGAACGCGGGGATCTGGGAGAGGAAGGGTGCGAGATGACCTCGCTAGTCCTGATCGCCCCGAACTTTTCGGGCCCGTTCGCGTCGGCCTTCTGGGACCTCTTCCGCCGTCGATGCATAGTCTCAAGCCGGCCCGCGAGCGACGATCCGGGCAAGCAGCGCGCTGTTCTGCGATCGCTCGTCAAAGGCGGGGCCGCCATCACGAAGGCCATCGTCTGCGTCTCGATGCGCCCGGACACGGAGACGCTCACTTTGTTCCGTTCGCTCAATATCCCAGTGGTCCTGATCGACGAGCACGCGAACCGAACCGCTAGCGTGTCCTGCGACAACCTACAGGGCGGCTACCTCGCGGGCCGCCACCTGATCGAGCACGGACATCACAGGATCGCCCTCATTGTCGGACGACTCAATAGGCCCGGCTCGGCAAACGCCGACGCGAGGAAAGCCGGCCTCGAGCAGGCGCTACGAGAGGACCATGCCACCCTTCTCTCGATCGATACCTACCAGGTGGACGACTACTCGACCGCGGATGGCATCGAATGGCATGCCCACCGACCTCCGACCATCACGGCCGTATTCGTCGCCGCCGGTGACACGTGCGCAAGCGGAGTGCTTCGAGCCGCGTCTGACCGGGGTGTGTCCGTGCCCAAAGACCTCGCCGTTGTGGGCTATGATGACGCTCCGATATCCCAGCAAACAAAGCCGCATCTAACGACTATCCGTCAACCCATACGGGAAATGTCGGAAGTGGCGTATAGAATGGCGATACTGGAACCTTCACGCACGCTTGCCCGGCCTGAGCGCGTAGTACTTGCGCCGACGCTGATACGGAGAGACACGACATGAGCGAAGGCGAAGACTTGGGTTTGGGCGGGGGCGATGGCGCGGGGGGCGCGGGCTTGGGCT